AAACTGCCTCTTCGCGTGAACAAGGCAGTGATTAGCTACACTATTAACAATAGGCTTATTGTCGGATATGGCTGCTCCTGAGTTAAGACTTAATGTAACACTGGATCTGGTCGGCTTTAGAGCGGAGATCCAGAAGCTTGTTATTACGGCTCAACAGGATTTCAAGCCTAAACTTTCCGTTGAATTAAGTCTTGACGATGTAAATTTTAAGCAAAAATTAAAAGATTTAGAAAAAATTAAACCTGTTATTACTATTAGGGATAGCCAGCTAATTGCAGCAAGAACACGAATAGGCACGTTAAATAAAAGCCTAGCAACATTAAGGAGGGCTACTGCTACTCCCATTGCAATTAAAGTTAAATATGTAGAAGAAGGAAAACCCCCGACTGGAGCAATTTCAAAGAGTGGTACTTTTCGCCAACGGCTAACTGGTTTAGATACCGAGCCGATAAAGCAATTGTATGCAGCAGCAGGAAAAGCTGGAATTGTTCAATTTGACGCGGAGATTGCTAAAAATAAAGGTAAAATAATTACAGCTTTAAATCAGGCAGGCGAATCATCTGTTACTGGACTGCTAAATGGTTTAAAAAGTAAAGATTCTGCGGTTAAAACTGCAGCAAAATCTCTAGGAGATATATTAATTGCGGCTTTAAAGTTATCTCTGCAAATTCAATCTCCATCCAAAAAAATGGAAGCGATTGGAGAAGATGCAGGAGATGGTTTTAATAAAGGATTAAAAGAAAGTTTAAACGAGGCAAAGAATTCCGCTGTTACTGAAATGCGGGAACTTGTTGCTGCTTTAAAATCTGAAGCAGCAAAAATTCAGAATATTTCGGTAGCTCCAAGTTCATTGAGGGGCACCCCAGGACGTGGCGCTGGTTTTCGCGCTTTACCAGAAGGGGCATCGCAAGCTGGGGCCGGTGTCGAATTTAGTGAGATGATGAGGCGTTTTAGGGGAGAAATTGCTGCGTTAACAACTCAACCCCAAAAATACGAACAACTATTAAATGCTTTACCAGATAGAAGAATTACTACAGATTTAGCTGATGTTGCTTCCAGGCGATCAAGAGCAGCAGAAATGCCTTCTTTTATGCCTATTCAGCGTCAATTGGGACCAGGGGAATTAGAGAAACAAATTACTGGTGATGTGGCTCGATATTTAAGAAGTATACGCATTCCAAATCCTTGGGTTGGCCCTACTGGTGATTTTCAAAAATTCATAGGCAACATTTCTAAAAGCACAAAGCAACTTGGCTCTCAACTATTATTACCACCATCCAACGCTGTTAAACTTCTCCCGCCGGGATCATCGCCAACATTTCAACAAGTAGCAGCAGCAAGAACACAAATTGCTTATCAACGATCAGCAGTTCGTAGTGCTGCTGTATTGGGTGGACCTTCGGCACCCGTAGGAGGCGGAGGAGGCGGTGGTGGTGGCTTGCCTCCTGGCGGTGGTGGTGGAGGAGCTCCACCTGTGCCTCCTTCTAGCAGCGGTAGAGGCAGCGGTTTTTTTGGTGGCATGCAATTCAATATGCCTAAACTGCCTGGTGCTGGAATAGTTCAAGGGCTAGGCACTGAGTTTGCATTTGCTGCAAAACAAGTGTTGTTGTTTGGTACGGCTTATAAAGCATTAGCTTTCCTTACAGATTTCCCCTCTCAAGTTGGAACGGCAGTAGGACAATTACAAAGTTTTAGAAATACATTAAATGCTGTTTCTCCATCTGCACAAGAAGCCGCTCAATCATCTCAATTTATTCTTGATGTTGTAGATAAATATAATGTTCCTTTGCAATCGGCTCGTGATGGTTTCACTAGACTATATGCTTCAATGCAACCCGCTGGTTTTGGCGGTAATGAAATTCGTGATCTGTTTTTAGGTATTAGCCAAGCAGCAGCCACTTTTGGCATGAGTGCTGACAAGGTTGATCGCGTTAATTATGCGTTTGCTCAAATGGCTAGTAAGGGCCAAGTTATGAGCGAAGAACTTAAAGGGCAATTAGGCGATGTTTTGCCTGGTTCCATGGCGCTTTTTGCTGAAGCTGCTGGTTTCAAAGGGCCACAAGCAATTACTAAGTTTTCCAAAGCGCTAGAAGATGGAGTGTACAAGGGCGGTGCAATGAAAACCTTGCTTACAAATGTAGGCATAGTTATGAGTAAAGAATTTGGACCTGGAGCTGAAGGTGCTGCAAAAACGTTCCAAGGTTCAATTAATAGAATGCAAAATTCTTTAAAACTTTTTTACGAAACTTTTGAACCTGTAGCTGTTGGTTTTTTAAATGCTGTTGTCACACCCATGACAAGTGGTATTAAAACTCTTACTGATGGCTTTAATGCTTTCTTCACTGGAGCAGCCACTAAAACTTCTGGTGGTTTTGCTATTGCTCAAGAGTTAAAAGATTTAAAGCCATCTTTTGATGGAATACTAAGCAATCTCAAAGAATTAATTCCATCGTTTCAAGTTCTTGGAAAAGTTATTCTTGGTGTGGCAAAAACTTTGACGGTGATCGCTGGTAATCCCATCGTCGGGTTTTTATTAAAAATTTACACAAATATGTTGCTTGTTAACGGAGTATTTACTTTACTGGGAGGCAGGGTTTTACTTGGCTTAATTTCTAATCTTGGCGCTGCAATCGCAAAATTTATTGCATTAAATTTTGCTGTTGCATCTTTGCAGCGCACTAGCGTGGTTGCAAATTCAACCTTGGCTGGCACTCGGTTGCAAATGGGATTATTGAGTAGAGGCGCTACTGGTGCCTTAGGGCCAATTGGTCTTCTCACAAAAGCCTTGATAGGACTGGCCCGGTTCAGTATTATTTTAGTTGGCATTGAGATAGTCATTAGTGGACTCGCGGAACTTGACAGGTTAAATAAGTCTCTTGATAAAATTGCTGGTTTCAGTTCAAAAGAATACACAGCGGAAGTTAAGGGATTAAGTAAAGAAGATGTAAATAGCAGGATTATTGTTAACAGAAGAGCGCAACTTAGCGCTACAAAGGAACTAAAACAGTTTGAAGGTGGCCTTGGTAAGGCCAAGGGCTTGGTTACTGGTAGAGATGAAGAATTAAGGAATAGGATGGTAGTGTTGCAAACTCAAGGACTAATACTCGAAAGTGCAAAAAACAACAAAAGTCAAGCTCAGCTAGACAAAGAGCGTACCGAAAAAGAACTCGCAAAAATTAAGCTTGAAGGCGGGGATGATGGCAAAGCCGCTGAGAGGGAAGCCGAGAGACAAGCAAAATTACAAGATAAACTTGCTAACAGGCGGGATCAATTAGAAGTAGATGCAGCAAATCGTCGGGCTGCTCTTGATCAAACTAGTTTTGATAGTCGCTTAAGAATGAGCGATGCTGAATATGATCATAAGAGAGCATTACAAGATACTTATTTTGAGCGTGAAATGTCAGGGCTTGATTCCATTGAAGCTCGTCAAAAGAAATTCCAGCAAGATTTAAAAGCAATTGAAGATCGTCGTATTGATAGCATTAGAAAAGCAGAATTAGATGCAGTTAAAGCTGTTCAAGATTTAAGAACAGCAAGCATAAAAGCAACAGCCGTAACTGGAGGCACCCCAGGAGGTGCTTATTTACAAGGAAATATTGGTCCCACCAGTACGGGGCCTCATTTTGATGTCAAAAAACAAGGCGGGGGATTTTTTCCTCGCAATTACTTAGATCCATACGTCGCTGTTAACGGTGCTCCACTTTCAACGGGCACAACAGTGCCAGGCGGTACATTTGCAGCACATCAGGCGCGAGGAAGTCATGGATGGGACTATGCTTTTGGGGCGGGAAGGCATGCTGCAACATTGAAAGGTGGCGCTGAGTGGATGGGAGGAGTTCCTACTGCTCATGGTGAAAAGAGAGAATTTAAAATACCCACTGGGGAAATTTTCTCTTTCTTGCATGGCGGGTCCGAAGGTATTAACGCTCGACCAATCAGCGCTGCCACAAGGCCAGGCGCTTTTGCGATGGGGCGTCGTGAAGACAAGGCTAAAGGTCAGCTCGCAGTAGAGCAAGAAGAGGCGCAAAATAAAGCCTTGGAAAAACTAGAAACAATTAGAAGAGCAAATAATCTTGCTCTTGAACAAACCATTACTTTAGTGAAACAAAATATAGATTCTATTTTTCCCGTAAAAGAGCAAAAATTAGAAAACGACTTACTTGAAATGCGCAATAATCTTGAGCTAAAAGGTGCCTCTAAGGAAATTATTGACATGGAAGTGCAAAAATACAAAGCAGTTAAAGAAAATGCATATAATTTGCAAATGTTAAATGAAAAAATAGCTAAAAACAACGAGGAATTAACAAAATTAAAAGGCAAAAAAATTACGACAGAAGAAGAAAAAGAGCAAATAAAATTCTTAACAAAACAAACCGCAGAGTATAATATTGCCATTGCTGGCATTCCAGAGCAGCAAAGATTATTTAACGAGCAACTAGAAAGAACTGCTGCGCTAGCTGTTGAATCACCAATGGTTAAATTAGCAAAACAATTAAATGAAACCAAAAAAGAATTAATGGAGACAAGTAGTGCATCTTCAATGGCAATTGGTGGCGCTAAATCTATTGGTGAAGCATTTGGTAGTTCGTTTAAAGATATGATTAGCGGCAGTAAAACTGTCAAACAATCTATTGCCTCTTTATTCCAAAGTGTTGGAGATTATTTCTTGGACATGGGCAGCAGGATAATTTCAAAATGGATTGAAATGCAAGCAATACAAGGGCTTATGAGCATATTTAGCATGTTTGCCCCTGGTGCTGCTGCTGGTGGAGGCTTTGCTTTAGG